CCGTACGCGCAATGTATGTGACCACAAACATGGATTTTTGGTTGAACTTCCATAATTCTGTGAAATAAATCCTCACAACCAACAATTTGTCCACTTAGAGTCCAATCAAGCATTCCATGAGCAGGACCATGAGTGATTAAGATGTCAGTATCACCAGGGATTAACGCCCACTTTTCAGCAAGTTTTTCTCCTCTTGGTAGGTTGAATGCCCAATCGTAAAATTCAGGTTGCCAAGGACTACCATAAAACTTCACACCGTCAATTACAACTTCACTATCGTAAAGATAGATAATACCTCTTTCTTTGAATTCATCTGCAATGTCGGTATGTAATTCGAAACCAAAATCGTGGTTCCCAGCAATAAAGATTTTATGTTTGAAATCGGTCATTGCAAACCAGTTCAAGAAATTTGTGATTTCATGACTCTTACCCATACTGGTACAATCCCCTGCATGGATTAAAACGTCTCCGCTTCCAAGAATGTTGTTATAGGCATTACTTGTTAAGTGATTGTGTTTGTTGTGAGTATCCGATATAAAAGTATATTTTTTAGTCATTTTATTTGAATTTACAATTGTTAAAATGCCACTGATACATTTGAGGTTCACCACCTTCTTTATTACAGTAGGGACATTTAATAATTTTTTTTGATTTTCCTTTTTTTAATTGACTCATTTTTAACTTAGTTTCATCACTAAATTTAATCCCTATTTTTTTGTTTCTAATTTTCTGTTTTGATTCTTCAGTATGATTTTTATTTTTCATTGGTGAAGTATATCCATTTTCTAAAAACGTGTTTTTTCTTTTACTTTTTGTTTCTTCTGTTTGTTTTTTACCAAAAAATGGATGACATTCTCCCGAAGGAAATGGGGTCAAATTTTTAAGTTTTATTTTTTTTACTTCTTCAGAAACTATTCTTTTTTTTAATTTTTGACGAATTTCTTCTTTATTAATGTTTTTAGTAAAAGTATCACCTCCAGTTCCTCCATCCGTTAAATTATATCCCAAAGATATTGAATTTAGTTCCTTTATCCAAAATTTTTCTCTTTTGTCTAAAACATCTAATGTTTCACAATGTTCTAAAATTTCTTTGATGAAATTTTCTTTACCATATTTTTTTATTGCCCTTTTTAATAAAACTCCACTACCTAAGTAATGTTCTGAATTATTAATATCCTTACCAATATAATACTTTCCATTAATGATATTTGTTGTTTTATAGATAATCATAATATTCTTTAACTATAAATATCACTAATGAATGTTATTTTCATAAAATATCGTTTTTGTCTTCTTCGTCAATTCCCCAATCTAAAAAGTCTTCACCTTTATAGTTAGGATGATTTTCTTTCATGTAGTCAATTCCTCGAACCCAAAGATACGAAATAATTCCGACTACAATAACCATTAATAGATAAACTTTCCACATATTATTTTAATTTTAAATTTTAATCCCACCAACCTCTCAATCCAGAACCATCAAACCAATCGTTATATGAGTCCGCATCATCATGAGGTTCGGAGTCCTTAATTTTTTGGTTTTTACTTGAGTAATCCTTAATATCTTGTCCTTGAATGATTGACCATAGTTCTTTCCATTCAGACTCTTCGATTTCTCTTGCTCTTGTAAAGATTTTTTTATTATGGACTCTTTCTTCTTCAGTGTCTTCTTTATCAGTCCACAACCAATCAGAATTTTTTATTTTACCAAATTCTAATTCCGCTAAACTAACATAGGAATCACTACGAAGATTTTTAATTAATTGAATTGATCTCTTCATCTTTTCAACTTTTTTCAATCTTGATCCGTCTATCTCGTGTCCGTGATTCTCAATTGTGTCTACAGTTTTTTCTAAAGAACGACGAAATAAATCTAAATTAAATGAGTAATCCCAAGAACGAAACGCATATAATTCCTTTCTAAAAAACCAAATGTTTTCCAAAAAATATGGTAAGTCTCTGCGAAAAAAATCATAGGTTTTATACCACCAAGTTTGTTGTCTTGATAATGTCTTTAATGATTTCCAAAAACTATCTGCAAATTCTACTTTCATAACTATTGTTTTCACAAATATAGGAAAAAAATAAGACCCGACAAAATAAATTGGCGGGTCTTTTGGAAAAGGGATATATGAGAACACTCTTAAGGAGTGATGTGTAGATAAATATAGTATTTTTTGAAAAAATATCAAATATTACATACCCTGTAGACGATTTTTTACATTATCTAACATTTTTTCATCAAATTTCACCCCGTGTCTGAATCTGAAGTTTTTTAGTAACATTTTTATCGAGTCTTTATAACCCCATTTAGTTAATATTAAGTAAGCACCTAAGTCAGCTTCAATTTCTTCTTGTTCGTTTCTTGGACCGTCGTGACCCAACAAAATATGAGCAACTTCGTGAGCTTCAATGAACTTAAATAAAGAGTCATCAGGACCTTCGTTAACCAATATTTCACCATCAATAATAATAGTGTCTTTATTTGGAACCATAAAACCGTAACCTAATTGATCAAAAATCGGTCTTAAATCTTCATATCCAGGGTATTCATCAGTTACAATCATTATTGTAACGTGAGGTAAAAATTGACTTTTGTATGTATAAGATCCATTCATGATAATACTGATTGTTTAATGTTTTTACAAACTTAAGGAATTATGATAATAAATGGTAATATTCTTTGAAATGTTTGATTCTATCAGGTAAACCAATAGTACCTCCATTTACTCTCTTGGTGATTTGTGTAACTACAGCGTCAGTTGCTCCACCATCCGCCATTTTATGTAATCCGTTTTTGCTAAAGAACCAAGCTGCAGATAATAATGCATAATGAGTTGCAACTTTATCAGGATTTACGGTCATGTCTTCGTTAATTGCTTTACCGAATGCTGTGTAATTATCTTTTCCTGTTAATTGAATATAACCTCTTCCCCTGAACTTATATCCATCACCAGTTGATTCAGGACCATTACCCATTCTTCCACCATAAACTCTGCTTGCAATTTTTTGTGGATTTCTTTGATATGATTCCGCTAAACCAGCCTCTTTAAAGTATTTCGAAAAAATACCTCTAAGACCATTTGCGGAATAGTTTAAATTTTCTTGAGTTGCTTTGAACCCACCACTTTCATGACCACATTGTGCCAAGAAGTGTGCAAGTCTTAATGGTGTATTAATTTCAAATCTTTTTGCAGTGTCAGGAATTTGTGCGATAACAGCATCAGGGATATGACCCTTTAATTTTTCTAATTTCAATCCTCCGACTGACGCGATAGGTACTTGTGGGATTGATGGTTCTGTAATAAGTGTTTGATCACCGAACATCTTGTTCCAAGTGCCTTCACCTACTATTCCGTCAGCACCAAGGTCATGGTCAATTTGCCATTTTTTTACCGCTTTCTCAGTACCTGGTCCAAAAACACCGTCAGCACCAAGTCCTAATTTTTGTTGGAGTTTTTTTACATCTTCTCCTTTAGATCCAATTTTTAGTATCATGGTTATTTTATTTTTCAATAAATAGTTTTATATTTGGGTATGATTAAACAGTTACTATCATTATCTCTTGTAATAGGGAAATTCTATTTGGCTGGTAAGGTCCTAATATGGGTCTACGAAAAAATAAATAATCCTGAAATTCACTCCATAAATGAAATAGATTGGGTGTTAGTGTTAATACTATTAGACACTTGGTTATTAACTCATTTAAAAATTGAGATAACAGATTTGTTACAAAAAAAGGATGAAAATTAACCGTTAGGTCTCAAAACAGAAAGAACTTCAGGATATTCTCTACCAACAACATTTTCGTTTTTACCCTCGTATGGTATGTTTTGTAAAACATATCTGATTGCATTCAATCCCGATATTCTTTTATCTTCAGCGTCAATAATAACCCAAGGATTGTTTACCGTTGAAGTCTTATCAAAAAGTTTCTCTTTAAATTCGGTAAACCTATCCCATAGATCTTGCATTTTGGAATCATTAGGGGAATATTTCCAATATTTTAATGGAGACTGTTGTCTAATATCAAATCTTCTTTTTTGAGTTTCTTTTTCGATAGAAAACCATAATTTAAAAAGATAATCTCCAGCCTTAACTAAATCTTGTTCAAAGTCTGCAACGTTTTCCATGAAATCTTCATATTCTTCAGGAGAACCATAACCCATAACTGGCTCGATTAGACCACGGTTATACCAACTTCTGTCAAAAAGATTGATCATACCTGGTTTGATTTCTCTTTTATATCTTTCCCACCAATTTTTACGATCCTCAGGGGTTGGAACACCTAAAGCTATTATATTATAAAATCTTGGATTTAAATTTTCTGTAAATTTCTTGATAGTTGAACCCTTTCCTGCAGAATCACGACCTTCAAAAGCAATGATAACGGTTTTACCTGTTTTATTTAACCACTCTTGAAGTTTTAAAAGTTCAACTTGTAAATCGTATAATTCTTTTCTGTATATTTTTTTAGGAACAATAGAAGGTTCTTCCACTTCAAACTCATAATCTTCTGATTCTGGTTCAGTACCATATCCACCACGTTCTCTATATTTAAGGGAATTCAAAACTTTACCGAAATACTCCTCAACGTTTTTTTTCTTATCTCCTTTCTTAAGTAATCTTTTACGTAATCCTCTTTCCAATAATCCAAAGTCAATTATTTGATCCTTAGCAAATGATGAAATATCAGTTAACATCTTCTCCATCTTATTGTTATAGATTTTTAAAAAAGTCAAAATTTCAACAACCTTTTTTAGGTTTATATTCATTTGATTTTTAGACTCATCTTGTTCGTTAACAAGGCCCATAACACTTTTAATTCTTGTAATATTTTCGTTAAGTATCGACATATTTTTTTTAATCTTACTCAAATAAATAGTTGTTTGATTGTATTTATTGATACCAAGATACTATCAGAATGAGTAAAATTTTTCTATTCATTGTGAGTGCAATGCTTTTTGTGTTCCCTCACAATAATTCACAACAAAACCAAGAGATATGGGTGGATGCTGTTACAAACAAAATCCAAATAGGATCTCTTGCAGGTAATCGAAACTTAGAGTTCGGTGTAAGAAACATCATTGAAGAATTCTTACAAGAAAAAGACTACGATCTTAATCCTGATGCAAAAAATAAACTATCGGTTGAGTTAGTTTATTTGGACGTGCTCAAAACAAAATCTAACGTATCCGTTTTTCACAAAAATCAAGAATCTGTTGTAATCAGACTTAAGGGTACATTAAAAACAGATAATAAAAAAATAAAAGAGGTGATTGTCGAAGAAGAATCATCCGAAATCTCTATGTCCACTTTAATTGTGGATAACGGAGGTAAATTCAACCAAACGTCGTTAAGTAATGCAATCAAAAAGGCTAGCGATAAGTTGGTTACTAAAATATTCGAAACAAAATAAAGATGAAGAAATTTTTAACATTAGGACTCTTATTAATGTCCTTAACATCATTTAGTCAAATTAAATTTAAGTTTCCTGACACAAGAGTTCTTACCGATATAAATGGAGGAGTTATTGATAGAGGAGACCAATTCGACGTTATGGTTCATGCGAACGGTAATGGAGATGCTGCAACAAGACAATTGTTGTTTGACCTTCAGTACGACCAAACAAATTTTGAAGTAATCTCAATTAACCACACCGGTACGGGTGGAAATGGTGGAGTACTTCCTGCTGGTTCAAACATACAATTATCCTGGCAGAATTATCCAGGGTATTCCTACGCGGGAAATAGTACTTTCACAAACGGTACACAAAGATATGTTTCTAATGCAACATATGCTTACAATGCTACTGGGTCTAACGCAATTCTTAGAGCAACTTTAACATGGGCGACAAATTCGGCAATGCCCTTTAACGCTTATTCACAAATAATAATTGTGAGATTTAAATTAAAGGCGGGTTCAACATCAAATTCATTTAACCCTGTTAAATTAAACTTTGTTGCAGGATGGAATGCTCAAGGAGTTGGAGTTGCAACTACAATGGACACACCATTATCAACTGAAGTTATAATGAACCAAAACACTGGTAAACTTGTAACGGCTAAAGTTGATATAAGTTCTAATTTACTTGCATTATCAGATGTTAAAGTTTCCTTCAGAGATACTCTTAGTGGTATCGGACAATTGTTTAGTGTTTTATCTAATGGTAATGTTGACATCAATCAATCATTGTTAGCTGAAAACAAAGTTTATGAAGTGTCTGTAATGCATAGTATAGATAAAACATATGCAATATACAACGGAGCAATTACAATATCAGATTTTACCACAGCACAAAGTGAATTTACATCTATGGGGTTAGATGGTAGTAATGGACAAATATTAAAAACAGGTCAATCATTATACGCAGCGGATATCAACAGAAATAAAATTATAGATGGTGGGGATTTACCAAGACTATTAGGACAAGTTGTTGGAATAGATACACTTGTAACTATCCCAACAGGATATGCTATGGGTAGTAATGGGTTTATGAGTTTACCTACTTGGAGAGCAGTAGATGCAACAAGTATAGCGGGTCAGGTTGAATGGTGTATTGTTAATGTTGATGGATACGGTTCAGGACAAGCAAGAGTGTATATTGATTTAAGAGAATTTAACGGAACAAACATATTACCTGAAGATATTAAAAGTTTACAATTATTTGATTTGTATTCCGGTCCTGTCGAATTTGTTAGTAAAGATGCATCATGGGCTTTCTATAAAGTACCATCAAGTTTTACAACAATATCAACTTCAACATTTGCTCCTTACATTAGAACTATGGGTAATAATGATTTCGGTATTAAAGCAGAATTTACATTTAATACAAGTCCTTCTAATTCATGGGGTTCGATAACATCTTCTAATTGGAAGAATATAACATACCCTAAAACATATGTTAAAACAGGTGTAGTAGGAACAAACGAAATTGTTGATTTAAAATACCTTTTGTGGGCCGATGTGAATCGTTCACACTCATCACAAGTTGTTACTAGTTCAAATGGTACTAGTACTGTTCAAACAAATGCTGTTAATAGCTTAATGACTAATACCGCATTTATGAGTATGTCAACACAGGCAGCATCATTTATTAATACACCAAATGATGTTTCATCAATCGATGTTAATCTATCTAATATAACAGTAACATCAAATAATGTTGAAATACCTGTATCACTTAATACTAATGGTATTTCAGTTGGAGGATTACAATTTGAATTTCAATACGACCCATCAAAAATTAAATTTGAGGAGTTGAAGTCAGAGGTTCCTAACTCTTGGTATGTTTTTGTTAATGCAAAAGACGGAAAAGTTAAGTTCGGTGGAATTGACCAAAATAATAAACCAATAAACGGAACTAATATACCATTCAAAGTAAGATTTTCAACAATTGGTGATGGAGTTGACATTTTAACATCAGTTAAAGTTTCTCCAACCATGGATGCTAGTGATTCTAAAGGAGTTCAGTTAGGAATCAATTTAAATTCAACACAAATAAAATTAACAGGATATAAAAATTTTTAATTATGAAGAAAATAGACAGAATTTTAGGTTTGGGTTTTTTAGTTACCCTTTTAGCTGTGAGTTGTACAAAGGTGGACTTACCAAGACCACAAATTATTGATTTAGGAAATCAATCAACATCAACAGCAATCAAATCAATTGCTCAAACAGGGAATATTGTAACCGCTGAATTTGAAACAACAGTGGGAGCAAAATATTCAGTACAAATAATACCTTTTGGAAGTGAAATACCTTCAAAGAAAGAGGGATTTACTGCAACTGAAAGTATTACAAAGAAAGTATACAATTTATCTGAGTTATCAAAAAAAGACTATGACTTAGTGTTCATAGACATTAGCGGTAAGGAAGTAAAATATCCAATCGTAATAAAATAAAAATAAAAATAAAAAAAAATGTCAGAAGAAGTAGAAAAATCAGAAAGTACCGGTGGATCAATGAAAAACATAATCATCGGATTTATTTCAACTATCACATTAGGTGTGGGTGGTTGGATAACAACTAAATTAACAGGTGGTGAAGAAGAAAAACCTGCAGTACAACAAGCTGCTCCTGTGATTAACATTACAAACTCTAATCAACAAGCAGCAGGTAAAACTGTGATTGTAAACGGTGGAGGAGGTAAACCATCAACACCTGCACCAGCACCTAAACCTAAACCTAAAAAAGAAGGTGACGAATTCAAAGAAGAAGCACCAAAATGGTAAGTTATGAAAGAAAATACAGGTTTTAAAGAACTATTGAATAAGATGATGTCAAGAAGGTGGTATATCACTGCCATGGTTCTTGGAGGTTTTATCTTAATTATGGTTGGAATATTCGTGGCTGTTTTAGGTCAATCACCAATTGCGGGAGAATGGAAAGAACTTCTAATGTTGTTATTAGGTGCTTTCATTGGTTCTTATGGTAAAATTATTGACTACTGGTTCAGTGATACAGATAAAGATAAGATGTTAGTTCAAAAAATGGATGAAGAGGATGGAATATCATTATCAGACACTGGCGCTGGTGGACCTAAACCCCCATTACCAAGTAATATAGATACCCCTCAAGTCAAAGTTGAAATAGACGAAGATGGAGATGGTATAATGGATGGAATCGATAATGATGGTGATGGTATTATTGATGAATACTTTGACCATAGACAATGTGAACACGTTTGGGGTGATCAAGACGGTGACGGTGATGAAGAGTGTTTGATTTGTGGTAAAATCAAAGACATAGAATAAACTAAAATAAAAATAATTTTATGACAATATCATTAGATAAAATCAAAGAACAGGTTGGATTAGGATTAATAAGATTGGCTTTAGCATGGACTGTGTTTGCTTTATGTTTTCAGGTCTTTATGTTTGTTACCCATCATATTAAACCTGAGTTAGCAACACAAATAGGTAACGAGCTTACTTGGAAATTCGATGGCACATTTAAAAATGATCCAGATAACATTTGGTACGAAGGACCTAAAAAATAATTAAACTATGAAAAAAGTAATTTTTGTCTTAGGATCTGTATTACTATGCTCGACATCGTATTCTCAAACAATAGGTAAAACTAAAACTGAGGATTATAAGGCATCATTTGAAATCAAAAAAGATATTACACAATTCTTAGATTATGATGGTCCAAAAAAGAATATCCAATTATTGAAGTGTGGTATTAACGATGAGATGTATGAAATGTATCCCGAACTAAAAGAAAAAAGAGTTGGATTAGGTGTTACAAACATCGTATTAGAATATCTTGATAATTTAAACCGTTTTGAATTTACTGAAGATAAAACAGAAATTAAAAACAGAATGGTAAAACAATTCCAAGCTTCTCAAGCTGGAATATCAGAAAACAAATTAGACGGTAGAGGTAAAATTAAATTAGCGCATTATTTCGTAGAAATTGAGTGTTATGACTACTCTGTTAGTGAAGATGAAACAGTAAACTTGAAAGATGGGGTTAAGAATATGTTAGTAACTCGTATCGGTTTACAAGTTAGATTCACAAATGCGGAGACAGGAGCAATCATTGCGGCATCTGGTTTAGGTGAAGCAAAAACAACAAGAGAGTTAACTTTCTTATCTGATGCAACTGTTGATCCCGTTAAATTTAATCAATCCACAATAAGCATCTCAACAAAGAAAGCTTTAGATATTGCGTGTGCAAATATCTTAGACAAGATGGTTAAAAAAGGAATATTCACTAAATAATGAAAAAATGGATCGGTGTATGTTTGTTTTTACTCTTTTTTCTGAAAGGTTCAGGACAAGTTGTAACGCAAACATACATAGACCCATGTGATTTAAAAACCTATGTCGTTACAATACCGATAACAAATAATAATGGCGTTGTAGTTATTATTAGAGGTAAATCCAAGGTATTCACTTACGCACAATTTACAAGTGGCGAAGTTGACCAATGGATAAAAAGTATATTTGCAGCTCCATGTCCATCAAGTTTAGTAGTTCAACAAACAGTAACAGCCGCAGTATCTCAGGCGGCATCAGCGGCAGCAAGTTCGGCCGCATCGTCAGCAGCAAGTTCATCAGCATCTGCGGCCGCGAGTTCAAGTGCGAGTGGAGCGGCATCGACATCATCACAATCATCATCAACTTCATCGTCCTCACAATCTTCTTCCCAATCGTCATCGTCATCTGGGGAATCGTCCTCATCAGAGAGCAGTTCAGGTGGATCAAACGAAAGTTCGTCAGAATCAAAATCGGAAAGTAAGAGCGAAGAAAAAAAGGAAGAGAAGAAAGAAGAAAAGAAAAAAGAAGAAAAGAAAAAGTCTGTTGCCGCTAACCCAATGTTAGTCGCTTCTGACCTAACAACAGCTCAAGGACCTGACTTCAAATACAATGCGATAGTATCTTTTGGTGTAAGTAAATCGTCAATGGCTGGGAACGAGAGCTGGGGGGCAACAGCACTAATATGGAGCACTTTAAGACAATTTGCTCTTAGTGGAGGATATACCAAAATGGATTTTAATAAAGGACAACTTAATGCTATCCATTCATACTCCATAACAGGAGCATATTTGGAAGGAAATTATATGAGCCTTGTTGGTTACACCTATATCAAACCACACCCTAAATTTGGTACCTACGGGTATAATTTAGGAGCCATAACTTTATTGTTA